TTATAGCGACGCTTTCCGATATATTACAAATACCAGATTGGTACAAAGATGCTAACTGTATAGACGCAGACCAAGATGAGTTCTTCCCAGATAGAGGTAGTAGTACTGTAATTGCTAAAGCTATTTGTAAAGAATGCAAAGTTATAGAAGAGTGTCTAGAATTTGCAGTAGTAAGAAAAGAACGATTTGGTATATGGGGTGGTAAATCTGAACGAGAACGTAGAGCCATTAGACGAGAACGACGAAAGAAAGGCGAGAAGTTTTAACGTTCCTTTATATTACTGGGAAATTACACTGGTTAAAGGGGACGACCCAATGCTATTTGGCCCTTTAACACGACACGAAATTTTTGAATACCTAGAAAAGGAAGGATATGAAATACCTTTTAGAATAAAAAGGTTAAGACCAGATGCAAGATAAGTTTGTAATATTAGATTTTGAGACCACAGGTTCGGATATATTACACACACCACCTGTAAAGAATGGTTATTTCAAATCAAAACTATGGTATGACCCTATTGAATTCGCCATGATAGATTTATCTAGTGACCAAGAGTACCATTACTTCATAGAACCACATAAAGATTTCCTAGTAGAAGGCATACCTTGGGCTACTGATATACACGGATATGAGAAAGAAGACTTTATAAAGCGAAAAGATTTACAGAAATGGGAAGATGTGTACCCAGAGATACAGAAAGTTTTGACTGGTAAGACTGCTGTTGCACATAATGCTTTTGTTTTTGACCAGATAGTTATGGAACAAACTTGTGACAAGTACAAAACACTCGTTCCTCTTTGTAAATGGAGAGATACCAAGGTAGAGATAAAGCAGATGTATCCAAATAAAGCACATAATCAAATTGAAATAGCAAAGTGGATGTTAGACGAAGAGTATAAAGCACACTCTGCTATTGAAGATGTACGTATCTTGGCAAAGATTTTTAAATACATAAATGAAAAACCTGCTTGGATATTTGTATAAGATTCTTGACTTTAAATTGATATCGTCTAATATTTCTAATACACCAACAAAAGTTGCGTGTTAAGAGAGATTATCAAAAAGATATCTCAAAAAAGAAAGAAGATAAAATGCGTAATGCAAAAATCACATTGCCTATTCAGGCAATTCGTACATTAACTTCTTTAACTGATAAGAATGTTAAAGAATATTATGGATATGTTAGTTGTAAGGATTTAGCGGAAGCTGATGAATTACCAGATAATCCAAATCCAAGAAAGCCAATAGCTGATAAAGCATCATATGAAGAAATGGTTTTAGCTCTTACTGATGAGCAAGAGTCACCAGACTTATTTATGTTTGCAGCACTTGGCATACATATCTTTGCTACTGATGCAGTAGTAGAAGGAAATAATATAACACTTACACTTTCAAGCAAAGATGGTGTTGTGAATGGTGGACATTTGTATAGTGCTATCAGAGAGAATAGTAGTTCTATTCCAAAAGATAGACTAGTCAGAGTGTTTATTATGACAAATGTTTCAGATGAAAACACAAGACTAAATATCTCTATTGGTCTTAATAACTCATTACAAGTAAATGATGAATCACTGTTAAACCATAAGGGAGAATTTGAATGGATTAAGAAAGGTTTAAAAAATACACCTTACGAGGATTCAATAGTCTATTTCCAAGGAGATGAAGGTACTGTAAAAGTTAGAGATATTATCTCTACCGTATATTCATTAATTCCAGATGGTTCTGAATTAACAACTAAGCCTGTTAATAAATTAGCGGCGTATGGTGGCAAAAATAAAATTGTTTCACGTTATGAAGAATCAGTAGGAGATTACAAGAAGTTTGAGAATAGTTTGAAAGCTATTTACAAGTTTAAAGACTATGTACAACAAACTGCTTACCCAATGTGGTGTGAAGCTACAGGCGAAACTATAGATGATACTCCATTTATATTTTCAAAATGGGCTAATAACAAAAATCAAACACTATTCATTGAAGATGACATAGAAATGGAATTTGTATTACAACAAGCAGTATTAGTTCCTGTTCTTGCTTCTTTCAGAACAATGATGGCAATGGAAAAAAAGTTTGACCTACACAAAGCTAAAACTGTTTGGGATAATATCGGAGTTAAGTTGATGCAAAGAGGTGTCAGAATAGCTAGACAATTTGACCAATTAAGACCAGTAGGTTACTTTCAACCAATGTGGTCAGATATGTTTGAAGATGTAAGAGATGAACTACAATCTTTAAGACAGAATAGACTATCTGCATAGGTTGTTATACTAGAATAGTAATCATCTATGGAGACATAGTAAGAATACTTTTCAATAAGATTAAGGCCGTCCTGTGAGGCGGCCATTTTATTTAAATACCAAACTGTTATGGTAAGGTTATATAACCATGGTTCAAGATTTTATTTACGCAGGTTACAGATTTAAAAAACAAACACTCAACAAATACGAGAATGTTGTAATTATGTTTGTAAAAGATAAACCTGTTCAACAGATGTTAATACCTAAAGAGATAAATATTTTTGAGTACATAGATGCTTATCTTAATAAATTTAGTAGACAGTTAAATACCACGAGGAACGTAAAGAATAGGTAATATATTTATGTCGGCATCCACACCGACCTCCTCCCATCATCGGCTGTCCATAGGATAGCCGTATTCAAAATAACTGATATACTTAATGCATGCCGAGATATGATTATAAATGCTTAGCTTGTAAAACAAGTTATGAGATTACACATAAGATTACTGAGGAACCAGAGATTTTATGTCCTAAAGATAATTCAATATGTAGAAGACAGATATCTAAAAACGTAATGTTTGAAACTCCTGTTGATGTAGAATGGGAAAAAGACCCAAGTGATTTAACAGTCACTTCTTACAAGAAATATAGCGAGGCAAAAAAAAGAAAGTTTAGGTGGTAGGTTTGGACGACATAAGACCAGATGAAACGTTTAGAGAATGGAAAGCTAGAAAGCTTAGAGAAAAAGGACCAGGATTTAATACTGGTATGGGACTAAAAACATATAAGCCCGATGATGAGAAAAGTGATGCTGCTAAACGTGCGAGAACAAATCGTAACAAAGGTAGAAGAAAACAAAACCTAGCTCGTAAGAAACTAAAAATACCTAATACTAAGTTCCGCTCAATGATGGGACACGAAGAGAGTTGGCTAGGGCATGTTCGTGTAGAAGTAAAAGCTGGTAAACAGGTACAGACTATATGGACTAAGTTTAAGAAAGCAAAAGAACAAAGCGATACCAACACAAGAATTGGAGACACTAGACCATTCATATTTGTTGCTATGCCTGACGGAACATCAGATGGTATGGTTGTTATGGAGCTAGACAAATTAGAAGAAACAATATTTGCCTTAATCGAAACATGGGATGATTACGATGAAGAGTAATGGTTAAATATAAAGGAATTCTTCCACCATTACATGAAGCACAAAAGCAAGTAGCTGATTCAGAAGCTAGGTGGAAAGTTTTATGTGCAGGAAGACGATTCGGCAAAACCCGTCTTGGTGTACAGATGTGTATGGAGAATGCACTACAGGGTAAGAGAGCGTGGTGGGTAGCACCTACATTTGCAATTGCTCGTGTCGGGTGGAGAGCTATTGAAGCAGCAGCTATGTCATTTCCAGAAAAGATAAGACCCAAAGTATCTATTGCAAATATGGAAGTACATTTTGATAACGGTGGTTTCATTGCTGCTAAGTCTGCTGATAATCCGCAAAGACTTAGAGGTGAAGGTCTTGACTTCCTAGTTATGGATGAGGCAGCTTTCGTTAAACCAGAAGTATGGAGAGAAGTTCTAAGACCAACTCTCACAGAGAGAAAAGGTAAAGGTTTATTTATTAGCACTCCTATGGGAATGAATAACTGGTTTTATGATTTGTGGCAGAACGCACAAGATGATAAGAACTGGGAAACATTTAGATTCTCTACACTAGATAATCCAGCTATTGACCCCGAAGAGTTAGAGGTAGCTAAAAAAGAAGTTGGTTCTGTTATTTACACACAAGAGTATTTAGCAGAGTTTGTTGATTCTGGACAATCGTTATTTAAACCTCATTGGTTAAACTATTTTCAAAAAAGCGAAGAAGTATTATGGGTAGGTGGTGGTGGTTCATGGGACCCACTTGAACTACAACACTTTGGTGCTGCTGATATTGCTGTTACCACTGCTACATCATCTGACTTTACTGCTTTAATAGATTTTGCAAAACACCCTGATGGTACTTTGTTTATTAATGATGTTAAGCAAATTAAAGTAGAAGGGCCTGATGTGTTTCCTGAAATAAGAAATATGTACGAAAGATATAATTGGTCACACGTATGTATTGAGAATGTAGGTTTGTCTAAGACTGTATCTCAAATGCTACAGAGAGAAGGATACAGAGTTCAGGAAATGAAAGCAGATAAAGATAAAATAACCAAGGCTTTACCATTATCGGCTAGGATGGAGTCTGGAGATGTACTAATGAAAGCGGAAGCACCATGGCTACCGAACCTAGAGCGTGAGCTCCTTGCATTTCCACTAGGTTCGCATGATGACATGGTTGACGCAATGGCACTTGGGGCTCAAGAGATGCAAAAGAAACGCGTCTGGGAAGCATATTAATAAATGGCAGAAAGAAATAGATTTCAAAAAGCTTTTGATGCCTTCAGAGGTAAGGATTTTGAAAGCAAGACTGCAGCGAATTACAACCAATCTTATGGTTCTGATTTGTCTGTACATGGTTACAATACAACAGCTGGTTTTTGGGAATCAGATAAGTTAAGAGAGATTGGTGATGGCTCTGCTAACTCCGCAGTCATAGCCTGTCTTAACGTTTTATCAACAGCCTTTTCAGAACCTGATTTACTTATAGTTAAAACTGATAGCTTCGGTAATAAAACTGTACAAGAAAATCATCCCATAACAAATTTATATAAAAGGCCCAATCCCTATATGTCTGCTGGACTTTTATCACACTATATAGTTTTAGCAATAAACACAATAGGAGATGCTTTCCTTTACAAGAACAGGAACTCAAGTGGTAAAGTAGTTCAACTTGTTCCTATCATGCCTAACTTAGTAGAAGTTAGAGGAAATGAAAACGAACTTATCACTCATTATGAATACTATCAGAGTGGTAAAGGTGGAGAAAACTTAAAAATTCCTGTAGAGGACATAGTTCATATCCGACAAGGTATTGACCCAAATGACCACAGAAGAGGACATGCTCCACTCAAAGGTGTCTTAAGAGAAATACTAGGAGACGAAGCAGCAGGACAATGGTCAGCAGCTTTACTACACAATATGGCAGTGCCTGGTGTAGTTCTTTCTCCTCGTAATGATTCTCTTGGAGGTCCGACTAGAGAAGAAGCTGAAGCTATATCAGAATCATATAAGCAGAAATTTGGTGGTGCCAATAGAGGTGCTCCAATGGTGCTGTCTGGTTCAATGAATGTAGATATTGTTTCTTTCTCACCTGACCAAATGAAGTTACAAGAATTAAGAAGACTGCCTGAAGAAAGAATATCTGCTGTTCTTGGTGTCCCAGCAATTTTAGCTGGACTCGGTGCTGGATTAGATTCTGCCACTTACAACAACACAAGAGAGTTAAGAGAGTTCTTTACTGAGCAAAAACTTATTCCTTTATGGAAAATGGTTTCATCTGAATTAACACATCAATTACTAGAACCTGATTATGGAATTACTGATGGTGGCATTTGTGAATTTGATATTACAAAAGTAAGAGCACTATCTGAAGACATGGATGAATTATACAAGAGAGTTAATACAGGAGTTCAAGGTGGTTGGATAACTATTGGTGAGGCTAGAAAAGTTGTTGGACTTGAAGCAGATGATAGACATGATATTTACTTACGTCCATTAAATACAGTACAGATTACTGAAGATGGACAGCCACTGTTAGAAAGAGATAGATTCTCTCCAGACGAAGGTAAAGCTTTGTTAGGTTCAGTTGCTTTACCACCAGAGTCTACAAGGCAAGATGTTGTTGAATCACCTCAAAGAATATCAGAAGATAAATATATTTCTGAAATGCCCAATGGTGCTTTCTGTGTATTAAGTCATTATGACAATGAAGTTATTAAGTGTTTCAAAACTAGAGCTGAAGCAGAAAAGTTTTTAGCAAGTATGAAAAAAGCTTTGAAAGAAATGGAAGAAATTAAAGTATCTACAGAAGAAGCAGAATCATTAGAAGAAGTTGATTCTGATTCTTGGCGTAGTGAAAAGAAAGAGAAGCCCAAAAAAGATAGAACAAATTTTCCAAGTCCAGGTGACGACAAAAAAGTATCAATAAGTAATTCTAAATATAAAGAGTTTCCATTTGCTTATGCAAAAGATTTAAAAGAAAACTGGCCAGAGATATGGAGATTAGCTGGTAATGGTGGTAATCCACCTACTTCTTTTACTGGTAATGATGCCTATAGAAATTGGGCTAAATATAAATCTGGTGACAGAAGTGAATCAGTTCTTAACTGGGTTCGTAGAAGAGAACGTTACATGGGAAGACATCAAGGCAACACTAGATTAAATGGAACTATTGCCAATATTAAATGGGGCGGTGCTTCTAACATAGGTGTTCCCGCTATGAAAAAAATTATTAGTGAAAGAAAAGAACTTGTTCGCAGAAGAAGAAAGAAAAGTTTAGAAGTTGCAAATGAAATACTCGATGAAGCATTTGCATCAAAAGTTTCTGCTAATGTCAGAAAGATACTAACCAACAAGGTAAAAGAACATAACGAAGGAAGTCCTAAGCATAAAACAAATCTTAGAACTTTAGTTGCTGTGTTCAATAGAGGTGTAGGTGCTTATCGCACAAACCCTGGCTCAGTAAGAGGTAATGTTACATCTGCTGACCAGTGGGGCGTAGCTAGAGTTAACGGGTTCCTTCATGCATTAAAAACTGGAAAGTTTAAGAGAAAGCCATACGATACCGACTTGCTGCCTTCTTCACACCCTCTCTCATCTAAGAAAAGTGGGGAGAAAGCATCAAGCGTTAGAGTAGGTCAATCTGTCAGTTGGTCGATAAATAAGGACCCCGACCCACCCTCAACAGTACACGGAGTAGTAGTTTCGGTAGATGGTAAAGAAGCTACCATGCAAGTTTGGGCTATATTAGAAAGTGGTAAACACAAAAAAACAGACAGACAAGTAACTATGCCAATATCAAAGCTAACTGTAATTCAAAATATCACAAAAGAAAAGACACTAAATTCAGAGACCTCTGTTTAAAATAATCCTATATAACTGTAATTACAGAGGAGCATTTGCATGCAAGAAAGAGAAGTAAAAAATATAGACTTTAAGTTCGACGAAGACTCCGAAGGTAAAGTCTCTGCTGTCTTTTCTGTTTTCAATAATCTAGATTCCGATGGAGACATTGTTCTCCCAGGTTCAATAAAATCAGGTTTCAGGTCTGGTGATGTACCTATGGTATGGGCTCATAAATGGGATATGCCTATTGGAAAAGGTTACATCAGAGAAGATGGAGACAAAGCTACATTTGTAGGAGAATTCTTTATGGATACTGACTCAGGTCAGGAAGCCTATAAATTAGTTAAAAACATGGGTGACTTACAACAATGGTCATTCGGATATAGAGTCAACGATTCTGAATTTGGTAAGCATAAAGATATGAAATCAGAGGAAGAAGTAGATGCAAGATTTCTAAAAGATTTAACAGTGTTTGAAGTATCTCCAGTACTAGTAGGTGCTAATCAGGATACTTATACACTATCAATTAAATCTAATAACGATTTATTAAAAGAAATAGCAGAAGAGGGTAAAGCATCTGTAGGCAAAGATAAATTTGATAACCCTGGTGAAGCTATGGAGAGAGCTAAAGAGATGGGTTGTGATGGTATCCACTCAATAGACGAAGATGGTAAAACTATATATATGCCATGTAAAACACATGAAGCATATGAAGATACTATGAACGGTGAAGATGCTGACGACATGAAAGAAGCTAAGACTCATACAGAACAACATGCTGCTATGGAAGCTTTGGGAAATATTACAGAAGAGATGAAAGAAATTCTTGCTGCAATTCCCAAAGATGAAGATGCAGACTTACCACAATGGTGGGTTGATATGTTGAGAGAAATAGCTGAGAAGATGAAAGTGGCTAAGGATAATCTTGTTGAGCCTAAGCCAGAAAAAGTATTAGAACAAGTGTATGAAGACCCTGCAAAAGCGTTAGCCGAAGCAGAAGCAGAAGGTAAGTCAATAACAATTGTCGAATCTGAAGGTAAGTCTTATTACAAAGTAAGTGAAAGTGTAGAAGAAGAGACACAAGATAATGTTTCTTTTTCACAACAAGTCAAAGATGTGCTTGCTGCATTCAACGACTTGATGGCACGAGCTACCGCCATTGCGATGTTACGTGCTAAGGATGGAAGGAAATTAGGTATGAAAGCTACTGACGCTTTAAGAGCGGTTCAGGAAGATTTACAAGATGCCTGGTCTGAAGTCGATGAATTCATTACTGAATTCGGTGCTATTGATAATGCTACAGTAGAGGAGCTAGAAACTGAAGTAGAGGAATCTGCTGATGAAGAAGCATCTGCTGAAGAAGAAGTCGAGGCTGAAGCAACAGAAGAATCTGTTGATGCAGTTGAAGTTATCGAACCTGAAGTAATTGAAGAGGAAGAATCTGAGGAAGAGGTTGAAGAGGAGTTAGCTCCTGCTACAGCTGATACTGAGGAAGAAGTCTCTACAGTTGCTGAAGAAGAGATTACTGACGACGAATCAGACGCACTATGGGCTGAAGGTCAAGCATTAATTGCTGAATCTTTAGAAGCCGATTTAATAGAAGAATAATCAAATATATAACAGGAGATTAACAAAATAATGAGTAGAGCAAAAGAACTCAAAAATGAAATTGCTAAATCCCGTGAAGAGTTAAAAAATGCTTTTGATTCACAAGTAGACGGCAAGTACACTGCTGAGGCCAAAGAGAAAATCAAAGGTCTCAACACAGAACTAGCTGGACTTGTTGACGATTTAAAAATCGAAGAAGCTAAAGCTCAAAACGAGAAAGCAATGGAAATTAACGATGCACCTGTAAACGCTATTCCAAATGCAAACATTCAAGAAAGTGGAAAAAAATCCATTGGAGAAATGTTTGTTGGAACTGATGCTTATAAAGCATACAACGAAAATGGCGTAAAAGGTGTAGATTCAAATGTTGAATTTAAAACAACTTTGAACACAACAGGATACGCTCCTGAGAGCTTAAGAGCTCCAGGAATCCTAGAGACTGCTCTTCGTAACCCAGATAGCGTTATCGGATTGTTTGACCAAATTCAAACAAGCCAAAACGCATATGTGTACCTCGAAGAGACAACATTCACAAACAATGCTGGTTCAGTTGCTGAAGCTGCTGACATTAGTACATCTAATGAAGGTGC